GCCAGTCAACCCATCCAAAATCGCATAGACAGTTTTCTTCTGCGAGAAGGTCAGGGCTCGAAACTCTTCTCCCGTCAAACCCGGGTCCATCAAGGCGGCAACTTCCTTCTTGTTGGATGGAAGGTATGGAATATCCCGTAGGGACTCAGAATAGCTCTTTGGGAGGAAACTTCCAAAGAAGGTTCCCGGTGGTCCCTCGTCAATATCCCCCGGGACCTGAGGCTTCTCGGGGGGCAATTTGCCGGGCCCCCTTTTCGGGACTCCCGTGATGGACAAATACCGGTTGTCGAGGTCCTGTCCGGGCTTGGAGCCAGTCAACCCATCCAAAATCGCATAGACAGTTTTCTTCTGCGAGAAGGTCAGGGCTCGAAACTCTTCTCCCGTCAAACCCGGGTCCATCAAGGCGGCAACTTCCATCTTGTTGGATGGAAGGTATGGAATATCCCGTAGGGACTCAGAATAGCTCTTTGGGAGAAACGCCGCTTTCTGGTCGAGCTGGCGATTGCCATACTCGTAAATCTGCTTCGCGAAGTCCTCGTGAATCTTGGGGTCTGCGTAGAACGACTTGTTCGGCGAGTTCTCGTCCGCGTCCGCCGCCGTCTTCGTCTTGATGGACTTCGAGATTTCCGTCCCCTCATAGACCGCGAGGTTGTAGGTGTTGACGTGCGACACCACGTCCGAGTTCTTGTTCAAAAACTCCATCGTGCGCGCATAGGTCGCGGCGGTCTCGCCGGGAAACCCGATGACGATGTTCGGGATGAAGTTGATTTTGTTCCGGCGGAGCTTCTCGACGGACTCGTCAATGAGTTTCTCAGTCGCGGGCTTCCGCAACCCCTTTAGGATGGAGTCGTTGAAGGTCTCGACGCCGAGCTCGACGTATTTGATGCCGGAGTCCTTCAGGAATTGGTCGGTGAATCCCCGCATCTGAGCCGCCGTGGTCTGGATGACGAACCCGTCGAACTCGGGGTTCGCCGCCTTCATCTCCTTGTAGAGCCGGGGCATCTCGGCGACATTTGGGCTCTGCCCAAAAGTCTTGTCGTTGAGATAGACGAGCTTCGCGTTCAGTCCAGAAAAGGAATCAACCTGCGCGTTGACCTCTTCCATCGGACTGTTCGTGACCGTGCGGTCGATGGTGCAGAACGTGCAGCGGTGGCGACAGCCGGCGGAGAGTTCGAGGCGGGGGATAATTTCCGTGCCCCGGAAGTGGCGATAGTCGAAGCCCTTCTCGTAGCTGACTCCGTTGTCCGCCACGAAGTCATTCATCGAATCCCAGATTTTCGCGTTGGGGTGCTTCGCCGCCGCACCAGTGCGGTCGGTGTAACCGCCGAGGTCAACCTTGCCCGGGATGTGCGGGACCAGCTCCTCGGTCAGCGCCTTGCTCACGTCCATCACGGAGAACGCGACGCGACCGTAGTTGGACTCCGCCATGAACTTCTTCGCTTCCGCCATGTTCCGGACGGCGTAAAAGTCCGCCTTCGAGCCGAGATTCTTCGCGGCCACGGCGACCCACTGCGGGAGCTCCCAGAAGTCGGTCCCGCGCGCATAGCCCGGGCGAGCGCCGGAGTAGAGCTTGTCGAAGTAGGGGGTCGAGACGGGGTCGGGCCCGTTCGGATACATCAGGTCGGGCGTGAACTGCACGAGGAGCACGCGCTCCTTGTTGCTGGCGTCGGCGGACTGGCGGACCCACGCATTGCCCCCGCGCTCTTGCGCCGTTCGGTCGGCATCGGGGTAGGACGGACTGGCTGGGGTAGTCTCGTGGCCCGGGGCCTCTCCCGCAAGAAAACGTCCCGGGGTCAGGCCGGCCCGGTCCCCGGCGTATCTGACGGGGGAGTCCACCCCCTCGACGGGGAGGCCCAAAGCCGTGTTGTCGGGGCGCGGAGTCCCGGCCGAGAGCTTGAAGGGGCCTTCGATGGAGCCGACGGGGGCGTCAGGCTCCGCGAGTTCGTTTCCGGGAAGCGCGCCCGAGGCGTCTTGACCCTTCACCGTGACCACTCCATTCAACTTCGGAGGGGTCGGCTCTCCGGGAAGGAGCTGTCCGCCCGCCTCGGGGAACGGCGGTTTGAACCCGGGCCGAATACGCTCGATGACTTCCTTGCTGCCGCCTTTTCCCGTCGCAGTCTGAAGGGCCTCGGAGAAAAATTGCTTCTTCAACGCGGCCTCCATCATGCCGTCAAAGTCCATTGCGAGCTTGGCGTCGGCATGCCGGGCCTTCGCCTCCGTTTCCCACTGCCGGAGCAGACCGACCTCTTTCGGGTCCTTCAAATAGACGCCAAATCGGAAGGCCCCGTTTGTCAGGCCCCCCGAGTTCTCGACGAACTTCTTCCAGTTCTCCGGCGAGCTGTCGAGGATGGCCCGGCCGATTTTCTCGGCTTCTCCGGCCTTGAAAAACTCCGAGTTCCCGGGCAGGAACCCGCCGCGAATCGTGTCCGTCACCGGGGCCTTGAGGTTGATGTCCGGTCGGGGCGTCACCTTGGCGATGTTGTCGAGGCTCAACCGTTCCGTGACTTCGATGAGCGCGTCGGTGTTGAGGCCGGCGGCCCGCATCTCATTCCGGAGCGGGTTGGTCTCCATGATGTCCCGCCCGCTGGTCTTGAAGGTTTGCTTCGCGAGGTCCTCGGGGCGAATCACCGTCGGCTTCTGGGGAGTCTTGGCGTTAATCTCCGCGAGAATCTGGCCCTTGACGTTCCCGGGGACGGCCCCCTTGACTTCGCGCGCGGTGAAGGGCAGCTTGAGCCCCTGCGCCGCGTTGATGAAATTCATCTTCGCCTCGTCCAGATGAACGGGGGCGTGCGCCGGATTCTCGGCGGGGATGGAGACTCCGATGTCCGCGTTGGGGCGGGTGAGTTTCTGCCCGTCGCCCCGGTAGCCGTTGGCCTGATTCGCCGCGTAGTCCTGAAAATCGGTGACGAACTGCTTCCACGACTCGGGAGTGAAACCGCCCGTCTCGAATTCGTAGGGCAACTTGAACCGGAGGGCCTCGGCCTGCTTCGCGAGGTTGTGCGCGTTGGCGATGACCTTGTCGAGCGACATGGCGAGGAGCTGCGGCTTGCCCTTCACAGTCTCCCAGCGGACGGGGACGATGACCTTCTGTGCGAGCTCTCGCACGTCGGCAGGGACCGCGCCGAGGGCCTCGTCGATATAGGCTTGCTCCTGCGCCTCCCGGCGCGGGTTGCGGTTCGTGGGCTCGGCGGGGGTGCCCGCGTCCTTGACGGACTGATACTCGACTTCGAGCGGGTAGGTTTCGCCCTCAAGCGACTTCGAGATGGCCTCGACGTGCGCGGCGTTCTCGGGGGTGAGATTCGTGGCGGCCCGGGCTTGGTCAACATTCGTGACCTCGGCGCGCTGGGCGGCGAAGTCTCCCTGCTTGCCCTCCGTCGTGCGGATGTTGCGCGGCTTCGGAGCCGCCGGGGCCGGAGCGGTAGAGAGCGGCGTCGGGACCGTAGGAGCGGGAGCGGCCGGAGGAGCCGGCTTGAAAAGGTTGGGCTGCACCGACACGGGAGCCTTGGCCGCCGGCTTGCGCGTGACGGGGTTCGGCTTGTTGCCGGTGACTGCGCCGCCCTTGAGCAGCGAGGTTTCCGGCTTCGCCGTGAGGCTGCCCTCTTTGGATTGTCGGAGCAGGTTCTCCATGAACTTGGCTCCGGCCGCTGCCGCCTCTGCGCCGGGCCGCACCCCGAGGGTGCTGTATCCGGCCTTGATAATGTCGCCCGGCTTAACGAAGTCCTTGGCTTGCCCCGCGCTCACGTCGCCCAAGGGGATGCCGAGCTTCTCCAACAGGCCCGAGGCGAACAGGGCCGCGCGCTGGGTCAGCGACGGCGGGACACCCGACAAATCCTGACCGAGCACCACGCGGGAGAGAATCTCCGCTCCGACTTCGTTGGAAACTTGCTCAGAAGTGAGCCGGTCGGTCCACGCGGATTCCGGCTTGCCGCCGTTGTGGACGGTGTTGTAAATCTGCTCGAAGCTGGCGCGTTGGTCGGGGGTCAGCGTGTCGTTGACGGCCTTCCGGAAGTCCGCGTAGCCGGGAGCGTCAATTTCCCCAAGTGCGTGGAACATCTCGTGGGGGAGTGACTCCACGTCGCCGTTCAAAAACACCCGGACGAGAGCTTTCGCAGTCCCGTCGGGGGCGACAGTCTGCCCCGTCTTCACCGCGTAGCCCCGGCCGGTCTTTCCTCCGGTCTGCTGCTTCATGCCGGCCTCGTCAGTGGCGTAAAACTCGACCCCCGTGTTCCGGAAAACGTGCTTCGCCCACCCGAAAAAGTTCGCTTGCGCTTTGCTCGCCTCGGGGACCGCTGCCACGATGTCCGCGCGCTTCTTGGCCCGGGCTTCGAGTTGCTTGGGGGTGAGCGGCTTGGTCGCGTCGAGCCGGTCGGTTTCCCGGTCGAACGCCTTCGTCAGCTTTTCAATGCGCGCCACGCGAGCGGCTCCGCTGTCGTTGTCAAAATTCTTCACCATCGCCTGCGACTTGGCGTCGAGCGCAAGGTCGGTCCCATACGCCACGTCCGGCGGAGGGGGCATCTGTTCGACCCGCTTGTAGACACTCTCCGCCAGCTTGTCTTGGGCCGCTTCGCCTGCGAGCTTGAGGCCCGCGCCGCCGTAGGCCGCCGCCCGGGTCCCGCCGCGCGCCAACGCGCCGATGCCGGCAACGCCAAGCAGTCCCTCGCGCTCTTCGGCGTCCGCTCCGACCAAGAAGGGGGCCGTGAACAACAGACCGTGACCGTAGCCCTTGAGGGCTTCCTCAACAATATCCGCCGAGACCCCTGAAATCACTGGGATAGCTGAGGCCCCCTTTTGGAGGGCTGCCCCGCTTAATTCGAGGGCCTTCGGGGTTAGTTTGGTGACTCCGGCGATGGCCGCCCCGACGCCGGGGAATCCGCCAGCCGCCGACCCGACTGCCGCCACGTCGCCGAGGTTGTGGAGCGGTTTGAGGACGTTCTCCCGGAGTGCGCCCCCGGCTGCTTCCAGCCCCCGGCCACCGGCCGCCGTCGCATCGGCGACGACCTGCCCCACCTTTGAGGCCCCCCGGACGAACGTGGACGCCTGCGTCTTCGTGGACGCCGTTGCAATCTCCCGGGCAGTCCACCGGCCGCCGACCTTCGTGACCGCGCCAATCGAGCCGCCGCTGCCCATCAAAACAATGTTGAGGGGGTCCTCAACCACCTGCAAGCTCTGGACCACCTCCGGCCGAATCTCGATGCCTGCGCCCTTCAGCTCGTCGGCGTTGAGCCCGACGGCGCTCGCCAGATAACCGGCTCCCCGGCCGGCTTCCGCCATCGCCGTCCGCCCGGCTACGTCGGAACGGAGGCGGTCCGACCACTCCTCGTTTGTGAGCTGGCTGGTGGGCTTCACCCCGGTCACGTCTTGGACAAACCCCGTGGGGTCAGCCGCAGCGGCCGTCTCAAGTGCGACCCGGGCGCTCTTGCGGAGCGCGTTCGACAGGCCCGTAATCGCAGACTCCGGGGCCACGGCCAGCTCGGCGGAGTTCTGGGCCACACGATTCAGTTCGGCGTTGATGCCGATTTGACCCGCCTTCCCGCCCGTGGAGGCCGCCCCGAGGAGGCGGGGAACCACTACCACTGGATTGAAGACGTTGTTGACGTTGCCCACGAAGTCGTAGGCCCCCTTGCCGAGGGCCTTGCCCATTTCAAAGGTCGCCTTCCCCACCGTCCCCACGGCCTTAAGGGGGGCCTTTATCGGGTGGGCGGCGAGCTCCTTGGCCATGTCGGATACGTCCCTGCCTGTCGCCTCCCGGAGCTTGTAAACGTCGAGCACCTTCTGCCGGGCAATCGGGTCCGCGTTAAGCTGCTGCTCGAACTCGTGCGAGAAGGCTCCCGGGTTGAAATCCTTCTCGGCGTCCAACTCGGCCACCGACTTCGAGGCGAGGTCCTCCGGAGTGAAAATCTTTGTGTGGGCCTCCTTGGTGGGGTCAAACTCGACGACCGCCCCGGGTTCTGGGGGGACGGTGAACCGGGCAGTCGTCGGGTCGAAGTCCACGAGTTCACGGGCTTCCAGGTCGACAGACGGGGGGCGGACGGGCGCAGCCGGCGCGAGGGCCCGGTCAATCAACGAGGGGCGGGACGGTGGGACCCCCGCGAGAGCGTCATCAATGACGGTGTGGGGGGTCGTGGCGGGGTCGAAAGAGACTACTTCGGGCATACCTCGAAGGTTCCCCCGAAAACCCCCGTGTCAACCATCACCGAACAACTTCGTATTGCGTCGGGCCGGGGCCGACCCATCTCAGGGTTTTCCCCTTGTGGGGGCCGTCTTCGGGCGTGAGCGTTTTAGGGACCCCCGCAGGCGGGGGCACCCCGGCGGGGGCCGAAGGCGACAGCCGCTTCAACAGTGCCGCGTCTTCCGGGGGGACGACCTCGCCGAGCGAGGAGCCCTCCTGCGACAAAAACTGTCTGATGGTCGGTGCTGCCGCTTGGACCTGACCCAAAAACACCGGTTCGATGGCCTCCTTGAAAGAGGTCCGCTGGGCCGGCGTAAGAATCTGGCCAGTGAGGGCTTGGTTGTAAAACCCCACAAACTTTTCGGGAACCCCCCGCGCATTTTTCGCCGTGGCGTATTCCCCCTCACGGACGGTGGAGCCCGGGTCCAGAATCTTCATCCAAGAAAACACTGCTCCTTGGTCGCGAGCGGCGGACGGGGGGGCGGAGGGGTCAAGCAGGTTTTCGAGTTTGTAAACGGCGGCTTGCACCTTCCGCAAATCTTGAATCTCCTGCCGGGCCCCATAATCCTTATGCAGGGCCATCGCAGTTTTCTTGGAATCCTCCGCTGCTTTCACCGGTGCTTCAGCCCGGGTTTCAAAAATCTTAGGAGCTGCCTTCAACTGGGCTTCTCGGAGAGCCGCCCGGTCTTGGATGCCCGTGAGGAGTCCCCGGACGTGTTCGTTATATTCGGGGGTGCCCTGCTTGACGACGACCTTCTGGTTTCGGGCTGCGTCCTCGACTTTCTTGAACTCCGCGTGATTGGCTGAACTATCGGCAAAGGACTTCATCAGGGCACCGCCGTATTGGAACCGGCGCTCCTCGAAAGCCTTGAGATTTGCTTCCTGTTCGTTGGCGAATTTCGCCCGGGCCATGTTGTCCTCGGGGGAGTTCAGCGGGAAACCGCTGGTGAAATTCTGGATGGCCGTCTCGGCGTCTTCTTTTGCCTTCTGGGGGGTAATCCCCTCGAAGTTCTCGACGGCCTTCTCGACCTCCGGGCCCTTGGTCTCGTTAATCCACTTGGAAAAAGATGGGACCGGTTCGGGGTTCGGGTGGGCAATCTTGAACGACTTTGGAGCGACGGCCCCCGTGGCGCGCTCGTAGGCGTTCTGGGCCTCGTGCGAAAGGGCGGCGTCGCGGACGGTGTCATCGGGGCTGCGGAGGGCGGCCTGCTGCGACTGCTCGTCCTGCGAGGCGGCCTGCTGGCCCAACGCGAGTGAGGTGGAGCCGGGGAGCAGCGACTTCGCGGCCTGAATCTGGTCGGCCTGCAAACCCTGCGCGGCCATCGAATTGTCGAACGCGCCGGGCGCGAGCTTGCGTTGGAAGTCTCCGGACTGTAGCTCCGTCTTGAGACGGTCAGTCTCCAAGGCGTTCTGCCTCCCTCGGCGGACGATGTCGTCCACGGTGATGAAGCCGCTCTTGAAGGCGTCCATCAGGTCGCCGATGGGGGCGACGGGGGTGTTGGAACTCCCGACCGAGGCAATCGGGCCGATTTGAACTCCAGGACCACGGTCTGAGGAGATAGGCATAAATCAACGCGGGAAGAGATAGTTCAAAAACTGTTGGCGGGGCGGGAACTGTGCCGCCGGTTGCCCGACCTGCGGGCTCAACGGCTGCCGCAAAATGTTTGACGCCTGCGGCAACGGGTTCGAGTGAAGGAACGCCTGTTGCTGCGGTGATGCAAAAATTGCTGAGGACGGCGGCGGCGTAAAAACCTGATTCCGGAAAGACTCCCGCGACCGCAAAGGGTCCCGAGCTCCGGTCGTGATTCCAACTCCAAACAAGTTGCCCTCCTGACCCTCCCGCATCCCACGGAAGATGTCCGGGGGCTTCACGCCCGCATACCCTTGGGCAGCGGCCGAGTTGGTGTAGTTGGTGTTGATGGTGCCCGCGCTCTGTGTTGCGAGCGTATTCTCGCGGGTCGCCCTTACCGGAGCCACGGTGGGCTTTACCTGGTTGGCCGCGAGACGCGCGGCGACTTTCTCCGCCGCAACGGAGGCGGCACTCTTCCGAGCGACTCCCTGCGCCCGCGTCCGGTTGGCGTCGGTGGGGGCTACGGGACTCGTGGGGAACACCGCCCCCAAAAGAGCTCCGCGCTGGCCGCCGAGGGCGCTCGCTTGCTGAGAGATTGGGATTGCGGAACTCATTGTTTATTCCAGTTGAAGCCCGTCCCATACGTGGGGTCCGAGGGGGCGCTCATAACGGTCCCCGCCGGGGCCGAACTGCCGCTGCCGAAAATGCTGCTCGCGACGCCGCCCAAGGTCGCAGTCGGGCTGACTGCGCCGCCCAAGAGAGACGTTCCCGCCCCGATGAGTGAAGAGGTGAAGGCCCCCTTGTTCTGGGCCTGCTGGGCCTTGTTCGCCGCCGTCTGGCCGAGGAGGGCCGCCTGCGCGTGAGTCTTGCCAACTTGAAGGTTCGCGATGTCCTGACCTCCGAGACCGCTTTCTGGGAGGGAGGCTTCGGCGAGCCCGAAGTTTGCGCCAGCTTCCAGCCGACGTTGAGTCTCCAAGTCCCGGAGCTTCGGGAAAACGCTCGCGAGGACGTTCGTCCGGGCGAGCACGAGACCCTGGCCGGTGTTGGCGAGTTGCTGGGCGGCCTGCTGGCGCTGCTGCTGAAGTTGGATGCCGGCGAGACCCAGCGCGCGAGCGACTCCGCCGCCGATGGAGCCCCTGTCAATGGCGATGCCCGCCTGAGAGCCTTGGTTGAGGCCCGAACGGACAAGCTCCGCTTGAAACTCCGGGGGCAACGTCGCGCCCGCGTCAATCTCAGTTTGCGCGGCGTCGAGGATGGAATTCTTTAGCTTCTCCAGCCGGGGGTCCTGAGCCTGGGTCTCCTGAAAAAGTTGGTTCGCGAGCTGGCTCGACTGCTTGGATTCCTCCGAGATGTTGGCTTGGGCAAGGAGTTGGTCCTTGCTGACCTGACGAAGGGCCGCCAACTCCGGGTCAATCTCCTTCTGAAGCGCGAGCCGGCCCTTGGCGCGTTCCGCGTCGGCCTCCTGTGCGAGCCGGTTCAGAACCTTCGGGTCGAGTTTCGTGTTCAGCAAATTCTGTTGCTGCTTAATCCCCTTTTTCTGGGCGGCGGCGGCTTTGTCGGCCGCTCGTTTCTTAGAGACTGCACCGGCGACTGCGCCTGCGGCCATGATTGCTCCTATAGCTACTACGGGCATAAATTTTTCCAGTAAATGTTCTCGCCGAGAACGTATCCGCGACGGAGGAAGAAGTCTTTCATGGCCTCCTCGTGGACGCCGCTCTTGTAACCCACGAAGTATTTCTGGGTCCCGCGCGACGCGGCTTCCTTCTCAAATTCAGCGAACAGCCGCACGCTCGAAGACCCCTTCCGGTGTTCCGTGTCCACAAACCAAAACTGGCTTTGCGCCCCGGGAACCCCAGAGTAGAGGTCCGGGATGTAGCTCGCCCCGAGGAACCCCACCAGCTCCCCCGACTCTTCCTCCGCGACGAAAACGTCCGCGAGGTCGGCCTCCATCAAGGGGGCCCATACCGACTCGAATCGCTCGGGGTTGTAGCCCCCCGCGAGGGCCACTTCGCGAGCAAACATGTCCCCGAGTCGGCGGATTCGGGGCAGCTCTGCGGCGGTTAGGGAAAGAATCTTCACTGCTTCTCAAGCGCCCAAAGATACTTCGTCGGCGGCATGTTCTCGTGAGCCGTGGCCGGGTCCGTGTAGGCCCCGGCAATCGTCTCGGAGAGCTGTTTGCTCGTGACGAACTGGGCCCCGGGCAATCCAGTCGGGACTGTCGCAGCTATTGAGGTCCATGCCGTGTTGGTGTCTTTTTCCCCGCTCGAAGTAATCGAACCTGGGGCCGAAAAGTTGTCGGCGTTGTCAACCCGATAGAGGCTGACCGTGTGGCCGGCCCCGAGTGCCGTGGCGGCCCCTGTCAAGTGAGTGTGCTGCGGGATTTCGGCGTCCGCGAGCGTAACCGACTCCACGCCCGCAATGGCCGCCTGCGCCCGCGCGGTGATGCCGCTGGCCGTCCCGTAGGAGGTGACGGGCGTGGCACCGGGGTCCTTAGTCGCCACGCCGAGAACTCGGCCGCGATAGGTCTGGTCGCTCTCGCCGAGATAAACCCAGCCGGGGTTCTGGACGATGGCGTCCGACAGAAGGGGGGCGGTGACAAACTTTACGTCCCCCGGGGAGCCGGAGACCGTGCGCCACGCGCCACGCTCCCAGTGCAGGAGGACGTTGATGTCCGTGTCGAAATAGGTTTCGAGGTCGCCGGCATCAGAGGGCCGCTCGGAAGTGGGACCGCTGGGCGGGGTCTGCCCGTCGGGACGCCACTCGGTCCCCGACCAAAAATACCAACCGAGGACGCGGTTGCTCTTGGTGCGAACCCAGATTTGAGCCTCCGTCGAAGAGGGGGGACTCGGCTCGGCTTCGGACACGACGAAGAGCGCCGTGATGGACGCCGAGATGTCCAGGGGGATGTAGTGTCCGACGCTTGAGTCGAAGACCCACCATTGAAGACCTCGCAGCCACGGCCCAAAGTCTCCGGGCGGCTCAACGTCGCCGGTGTAGAAAAAGTTCGTCCCGCTGGAGCTGAGGATTTCCAGCCGCTCCACGATGGCCCGCTGAAGGTCAACGGGCGTGCCGTGGAAGTCCGGCGGCAACTGCGCCGAGACAATCTTGAGGTTCGTCGGTAAAAGCCCTGCGATTTTAGTAACTCGCTCCTTTCTTATAGTTCTCCTCGGCCGACAACGGCTGAAGATTGGACCAGTTGAAACAAATCCGCTGTTGAGCGGGGTCCGTCAAATCAAAACTCACACTTTGCTGGATTTCAGTGAGCATTAGACGTTTATAGGGTGACACTTGCGACGGGGGACGGCAAAGTCTCCCCGAAGGACGGCTCAATGGCCGTGACTCTGTAATAAAGGTTGCCTGTTCCGGGGGAAACGTCAATGAATGATTCCCCCACGATGCCGGCGGACGTTATCGTAAACGGACCTTCGGCCTCCGTGCTCCGGTAAACGACATACGCATAGGCCCCCGGGACGGCCGTCCAGATTAACGCTACCGAACCCTCCAAGACGGAGGCGTCGAGCGCCGAGGGGCCGGCCGCTTGGTAGACGGGGTCTATGTCCACGTCCATCGTCTCGCCGGAGCCGAACGAGGAGCCGCTGGCCTCCGGAACCGCGATGCAGGTCAGGCACGAGATGTAGTTGTCCCAGAAATATCGCCGAGTGATGGGCCGGAAGGAATCGAAGTTGTTCACTGGTTCGCCCCCAAGGAGATGAATTGCGGGAGGACGAGCTTCAGTTGCTCCGCCGCCAGCCGGTTCGCCATCGCGACCGCAATCTTGTCGGCGTCCTGCTGGGATACGATGCTGCTCCCGGTCCCCGTCCCGATGCCGGTGAATCCGTCCTGGGTCAAGGACACCGTCCGAGTCGCGTTGAAAACTGGGATGTGGTCGCTGAACTCCGCGAGGGCCTCGTCCAACGAGTCCATCGACGACGCTCCGCCGTCGAACCGGACGTAATTGTTCTCGACCTCGTCCTCCTCGCACCGGCCGCTGTCGTCGGTGTTGAGGGGCGGCTCCGCGTATCCGATGATTCCCCGGATGGCTCCCGGTCCCGAACCGACCACGAGAATCTGAAAGCTGTCGTCGATGAAGTCCAGTTTCTCCGACTCCACGGCGCAGGCCGACAGGGTCTCCTCCGAGATGATGGCCTTCCCGTCCTGCGTGCGAAGGTATCGGGACTGTTTCTTGAACCCCGCCAGGTTTTCCCCCGGCAGAATCGTGTGGTCGTGAATGAACGTGTCGGTGTTCGCCAGAATCCGCTTCGTCATCACCCGCTTGTATTTGCCCTTGTGCGACCCCGCCCAAAAGACCGCGCAGTCGAAGACGCCAGAGAGCTCCGTCTGGAAGATGTCCGCATACCGGAACTGCTTGAACTTCCCGGGGGACTCGAAGGTGTAGGCGCGAGACTCCGCCCACCACGTAATCGGGCACCCGTTGTCCAGCCGGTCGGGCATGAACGCTTCCCAGAGCCGGTTCTGGCCGTCGTAGTCCACACTGATGTAAAGCGAGCGGTTCTGGGAATCGAACTCTCCTGTGACCCACTCGACCGGGCGGGTCCCCGTCCAAAACGAGTTGAAGGCCGGCTTCTGCTGGGTCCGGCCGGGGTCCACCGTGAAGTCCAGGCACCACGTATGGCGGTTGTAAACGTCGGCGTAAGGGACGCTGCACAGAAAATAATTCTCGAAGCTGGAGCACGCGACGCCCCACGTCTCCTGAGAGAGTTTCCCCTTGCTGTCCTGCATGGGCGCGTCCACGTAGGGGAGCGTCGAGGAGATGTAGCCGCTCGCGGCGGCGTCGAGGGAAATCAAACCCTGTTCACAATACCACCAGAGGAGGCCGTAGTGGGCCTTCACCGACCGATTGGAGACGCAGCCAATCTTCGGGAAAATCTCCTTCTGGAAGTTAGGGGTCGTCGGCCACGCGCTGCGGTCGCGGATGCTGGCGAGCAACTGACTCGTGGTAGTGCGGGTGAACACGAGCAACTGGGCGTTGTCAATCGCGAGCGTCCGGGCGAGCGCCGTAATCTCCTGGGGGAAAATGAAGAACCCGACACCCGCGATGTATAGGGACTCCGTGAAAGAAACCGGATTCCCGATGTCGCTGGCATAGAGAGCTGTGCCCCGGGCGACCCATAGCCGGTCGGACACCCACTCCATCGGGCCGCCGAGGGGGATGCTCCCTGAACCCCGGGAGTAAGTCCCGGAGGTGCCGTCAAAAAGAATCGGGCTTGTGCTGCCGCCATCCTGAATGACGAGAATCGACTTCGGGTTGATGAACGTCAGGGAGCCGTCGGAGTTCAGGATGACTGATTGTTCGACTTGCTTGAAGTAGAGTTGCTGCGAGGTGGCGGAGAACTCGACGTCGGGGAGAAGCGTTGCCGTCTCGAAGGGGGCTTGGCTAGTGTAGAGTTTTCCCTCCACGCCAAAGACCAGGGTCTCCAAACCGCGCTTGGGGCGGAACACCGAGAAGCCCTGGAGGCGGCCCTCCGGCAAGACGAGCAGACAGCGATACCCCGGCCGGCACTGGATGATGCCGCCCCGGTTCACGACGTTCATGCCCCGGGAGTAGTAGCCGGGAACGAGTCCCGTCGGGTCCGTGGAGCTGTCCTGCCCGAGCGGGAATAGTAGGTCCCCGTCCTGAAGTTTGCGGCTCAATCCAAGTCCTCCCCGCAACGGAGTTTGATGGACGAGCGGTCCTCGACTTGGATTGGCGAGTTGATTGGGGCGGTGAGCACGTTTTCGCGCTCCGTCAGAAGCCGGGTAGCTTGGGCCTCAAACTGAACGGCGGTCCCGAGGTCGGCCTCGCGATACTTCTGGATGGCGTGCATCGCGAGGAGCAACGCCGGCCGGGAGTGCAGTAGAATCCGGCTGTTCTGAGACGTGAGCTCAAGGCTCCGCTTCCGATACAAGACGCGGACCCACGGGCTGCTGTGGTTGAGCCGAATTCGCCGATACTGCGGCTGCGTCTCGTCCGGCTCAAAAATTCCCAGCAACGTCCCGGTGAACGTGGAGTTGTCAAAGGACGAGAGCCGGAGGTTGGCAACCGTGGGGGACTTCACGATGCCCGTGATGCGGGAGACGAGCGGGTCCGAGGACGCGGGAAGCGCGTAGCCGTAAATCGTCGGGACGAGGAGGCCGTCGGACCACACCCCGTTGGCGTTCGTTCGCAGCGGTCGATTCTGTTCGTCGAAACCGAACACGCGGAGTTCAGCCCCCTCGTCCTCCTGATTTTCCACGAAGGCGACGAGCTTGACGGGGCACTGGATGTCCCGATACGTGAAAAAGTTCCCCTCGTTCACCCACGAGTAGTCGCAGGAGCCGCAGTTCTCGCCGGGCCCGTTGAGGTGAAAACTGAACTGCTCGTCCCGCGCACGCGAGGGCCGGCCGCAGATGTTGACGGCGAGCACGGTCTCGACCTCTCGGGGCAGCGTGACACACCGGCCGTGGACGCAGATGTCCACCAGGCCCACGAGCGGGTCCACTTCGCCCTTGTTGGCGAGGAGCTGGACCGCGTCCGAAATCCACTTGAGCAACCGGGGCTCGTCACAGTGGCCAAAAATTTCTTTGGCGTCCGTGTAAATGTCCGATACCAGAATCATTCATCCTCCCCGTCGGCGTCATCGGCCTTAAGGCCTTGGACCTCGCGGAGTAGCTTGTCGAGCCGGTCCCCGCGAGTTTCATCGCGCACAGACTTGTCGGCTTCGACCGAAACAATCTTGGTGATGTCGAGCGTGACGCAGCACGAGATTTTCCCGTCCTCGTCGCGAGTCACCTCGGAGACCCGCTTGAAGTTCACGGTCATCGTGCCCGACTCCGGGATGTCGTAGGATTCGTCCGAATCCAAATACAGTTGGGGGTAGTGGACCGGCTCCTCCTCCTTCAGGTTGTCGGGGATTGCGTTGAGGACGCTCGGGGGGCGTATTTTCTTTCCGAGGTCGTGTGGCAGATAGTCGTGCATGGGGGGTGTGGGATTAGAGGGTGTTCCAGCCGTCTCCCCAGAGCAGAGACAGTCGCTCGAAATAGCGTTGGTAGTCGTGTTTCAGGTTGTGCATCGAATACTTCTCGACGGCCCGTTTGGCGATGTAGGCGCAGTCCAGTGACGGGGCCTGCTTCACCGCGCGGACAAATTCTCC